TTACCGTGTCTATCAAGACATTGCCGGTAGAGCCACGATTGGCCGCGGGTGTGCGTACTGGCTTTGTCAAGCGCATCATTGAGGTTAATGCCTTGCTGTATCAAACTCAGCATTTGAAAATCAATGGAAATCTAGTTCCTATTAGGACGCTAGACACTGTTGACATTCTTGATAATGCTATGCCATCGTTTACCGGTACTAAGAAAGTTGGTGGAATTTTGGGATATGACCAAGATGCACAAATTACAATTGGCCAAGACTTGCCGCTCAAAATGACGTTGCTAGGTCTTGAATACAAACTTTCTATATACGGAGGCACATAATGGCAGAGTATGTAATGATTGCGGCCGCTGTTGTATCTACTACCAGTACGCTATTGTCTGCCCAACAGCAGGCTATTGGTATGAGAATACAAGCACAGCAGGCTGAATTACAAGGCCGTCAAGGTGCTTTGAATTACAACAAACAAGCAATTGCTGTACTTGATAGACAAGAACAAATTCGCGGTGCTATACGCGCCCGTGCGGCCGCTGGTGGTGTAAACCCTGATACCGGCAGTCCAATGACATTGCAAGAGATCAGTTCTGAAAAGGCTGGCATTGAGTTTGGTATGGCAAAAGATAATGCTGAGTTGGCTATCTATGGTGGCTTGGCACAGTCGCAGAGTCTGCAATCTGGTGCTAGAGCGGCTGAGGCGCTTGGAACTATGAATGCTCTTGCCACTGCCGGCACTGGGTACTACAGATCGCAGAGAGTTTCAACTCCTGCTAAAGATGATTGGTGGAGTTAAATGGCTGATCTACCACGCTATCAAAATCTAGGCGTTCAATACGCTGATATGCCGCGCATCAACCCAGTTGCACAACAAGTGCAGGCACAGGGTTTGTCGCAGTTAAGTCAGAACTTAGATCGCATGTTTGCGTATGCAGAAGAGTCTGCTACTACTGAAGCCAAGAAACAAGCTATCAAATATGCGGTGGAGAATCCTCCAACAAATGCCCAGTTAAATGAGGCTATCTCTAATCCTGCCGCACTCAAAGTAAAGGGTGCTGGCGCTGTATTCCAAGAAACATATCAAAGCGTAGTTGCCCAACGTTTATCTTCTGAGTTGCTTTTAAAGGCAGACGCAGAGGCTGACACGATTGAGCGTAACTTCCAGATGGGTCAGATTACAAAGGTGCAAGCACAGCAACGTCTGGCAGACCTGATGGATGGCCAGTCTGCCGCAATGATTGCTGTCAGTCCTGAGTACTCATTGAAGCATCGTGCTTCTTTGGCCAGCGTTGCCAGCACATCGTATAAAAAGATTTCAGAGTTAGAGTTAAAGACGTTCCTTGGTCAAAAGAAGGCTGAGTACACAGCTATGTTGCCTACACTGGGTAAGCAACTAGAAGACATAATCACATATCAGATTGACTCTATTGACCCACAAACTGGAAAGCCAATTGATATCACAAAGATGCTAAACAGTAAACTGCAAAAGTATGCAGACTCTGTTGGTATCTTGGGTGGTAACAATGAGATTTGGGAAAAGGCAATGATCATTGCTGAGTCAGCAAAA